TAACTAATGCTAACTCATCTACAAGAGCAACAGCAGGTGTTGCTAACACAGGTAGTGGCGGTGGTGGTGCAACACACACAGTCAACGTCAACCCTGCAGGAGCAGACGGAGCGAGTGGTATTGTAATTATTAGGTATCAATTGTAAGGATAAAACATGGCACATTATGCAAAAGTAGTAGACGGTATAGTAAAGAACGTAATTGTATGCGAAGAAGAATCAGATTTTTGGGATAACTTTATTGATGATGAACCGGCAAACTGGATAAAAACATCATTTAATACTCACGGTAACGTACATTATGATCCAAATACTGGTGCACCAGATGATGGCACACCTTTAAGAAAAAACTATGCAGGTATTGGTCACACGTATGATCCAGTTCGAGATGCTTTTTATTCTCCGCAACCGTATGCAAGTTGGACTTTAGACGAAGACACTTGTATTTGGCAACCTCCAATTGCAAGACCAGACGTACAACACAAATGGCGTTGGGACGAAAGTGCTTATCAAGCCGATAACACTACTGGTTGGGTAAAACAAAAGCGTTACGCAGAATATCCTGAGTAGTCACAAACCTTAATACTAAACAATTTAATTCATAAGTACTAGTATGTCCAACGATATACTACAGGGTAAGACTCATTTAGTAATAGATGATTTAGTTGCTGATTCATTCGCAAATAAGATTCTATCTGATCTATGTAATCCATTTTTTCCATGGTATCTAAGTAGAACATTACTTACAGTAAAATCGCATGAGTTTGAAAATGCCAAACAAGATTATGACAATATACAAGAATACCTAGCATTTATTCATGTATTTTTTAGTAACGATGACGGCAATACTGTACGTAATTCAGAATCAGCACCCCTAGCAGAAGATTTATTTAGAGCAATACTTGAAAAACTAAATTTAAATACTGGTGAAATTTTAAGAGTCAAAGCAAACTTTCAAACACAGCATAGAAGTAAAATAAATGGTACACATAATACTCCGCATGTGGATAATGAAACACCGCATTATACAGGAATATATTATGTAAATGATTGTGACGGTGATACATTTTTGTTTGATGGAACAAAAGAAATAGCAAAAATATCTCCTAAAAAAGGAAGAATAGTAATTTTTGACGGAAAAACTTTACATGCAGGATCACATCCTTACAATAGTGATTTTCGTATGGTAATTAACTTTAACTTTAAGGTATAAAAATGGAATATAATTTTGTAGAAGTATATGATAATGCTGTTGATAAACAAACTTGCGAAAATATTATCAAACATTTTGAAGAAGTAAAAAATGCAGGATTATCTATTGATAGACAATCAAAAGAAGGTGTTGCTAAACTTACAAAAGATACAGATATGTATGACTTAACTGAAACACCGGATCTTCTACCTTCAAATTCAATTACCTCAGCAAATGACAAAATAATATTCCAAACATTTAAAGAAGCATTTTGGAATTGTTACAATCAGTATATTACCAAATACGATCTTACGCAAACAACTACACATACTCTAGACGGATATGTAAAAATACAAAAAACTGTGCCTGGACAAGGATATCATGTGTGGCATTGGGAACAGGATAGTGTACATCATGGACATAGATTGTTGCTTGTTATGTTATACTTAAATGATGTCGAAGAAGGCGGAGAAACTGAATTTTTGTATCAAGGTATTAGAGTAAAACCTAAACAAGGTAGTATTATGATATGTCCTGGCAGTTTCACGCACACACACCGCGGAAATCCGCCCTTAACAGGTGAAAAATACGTAATGAATACTTGGGCAGTATATATTAATTAAACGTTTTAAATCCTAAATTTTCTTCAAAGTCTAACCAACTTTTCATAGTAAATGCACCAACACCCATATATCCAAATCCACCATTGTGTGAATTTTTAAGTTTGGATATTTCTGTTACTGTGTCTTTCCAATACTGATCAGTATTTAATTTTTGATTAGTAATTTCTTTTGCATGTTTCCAAAACGCAGTATCGTAATTACTACCACCATGATAGAGATAACATATACCTAGTTCAATATTGTTTGCAATTATATCTAGTTCTTTGTTAACTTGTTCATTAGTATATTTTAATTGAAGATAATCAAAAAAGTAACGCAGTACTTGGTCATAAAAATATCCGCTTAACGCTTCTATAGGTTCATAAAACATAGCACGATTGCCGTTCTTTACAATTCTACCATCTATATATTTCTTTGCTCTATAACTTTGAAAATTAAATTCTTTTAAATTTTCTTTGCTAAAATCTTTTTTATCAAAAAATGTAGACATATTTTTTATAGCAGTGTCTTTATTAGTAGTATCTTTATTGTACAGATATCCCCAACCTTGTCGTGTTTGTAGGGGAATACCAAACATCCACCCGTCGGGTGTTGCAACATGATGTGTGTATTTCCATGTACCGGGTTCTGGAATCATGTTTACTAAACAAGTGTTTACCGGGATATGTTTAGAGTAATTGTATTCTGAATAATCTGCTGGCCACCCGCCACAGTCGATTACAAAATCAAACTTGTGTATATTACTATCAACTGTTACGTTTACACAAGTATCTGTGTTTACAGTTGATTCAACTTGCCCGTGTATCTCATTAAACCGCTGATTATAAATTTTATTAAATCTGTTAAATGCATATTCTTTTAATTTAAAATTATTAAAATGTATACCATAACGAGGAACCATCATATGACTATAAAATTCTTTTTCTCGCCAATTAGTAAACTTAACTCCTAGTTTAAGAGTAGCGTCTAAGTCGTTATGTTCTATGTCGTTTAAATTAAAGCCAATACTATTAAACAAGTTTTCTGGAATCTGTGTTGAGGTACTTTCACCAATTCCTAGTATAGGTTTATTAGGATCGTGTATTGAATAAACTTCCCATTCATTGCTTAAATGTGCAAGACAGTGCGAAATACTGATTATTCCGGCTGTACCTGTTCCGATTACTGCTATCTTTTTTTGGCTCATATAATTAATTATTCATACATATAATCAATATTGTTTGATCTGATAACAAAGAAAAATAACTATTAATATGAATGTATCAGGAATATTTCCCACACCAATTGGATTAGCCACACTTGATCCGTTGTCTGATGCTGAGACTAATCATATTTTGGATTACAAACATAAAACAATAGTAAATTTAGGAAATAGAATTACTGAAAATAGTTTTGTATTAGAAGATCCTGAACTTGAAAATTTAAAAATTGCATTAGAAAACAAACTACAAGAATACTTTTTTGACGTATATAAGTCTAAAGAAGTAGATCCTTATATTACACAAAGTTGGATAAATTATACCGAAAATAATGAATATCATCATAATCATAAACATCCTAATAGTTTTATAAGCGGAGTGTTTTATCTACAAGCAATAGAAGATGATAAAATTTATTTTGAAAATAATCAAGACGCAATGTTTGAATTTCAATCTGAAGATTTTACTTTATACAACAGTAAAACTTGGTGGATGCCTGTACAAGATAATAGTGTAATATTTTTTCCAAGCAATTTAAGTCATGAAGTTATGAAAAATAAAACTGATAGAACTAGAGTTAGTCTAGCATTTAATTGTTTTATCAAAGGAACGTTTGGTAGTATTCCAAACTTAAAAAGACTAAACCTCTAAAAAACTATACCACCCAGTTGCAATATATTTTGTTTGAGATTCTGAAACATTGCCACGATGTGTATGTGTCCAGTATGCAGGCCATATTAAGCAACTACCTTTTACAGCATCAAATTTTCCGTAATTCATAAACTCGGTGCCGGCATCTTCAACATCATTTAGATAAACCATCCACGCTAAACATCTTTTATTAACTAAATCTATGTGTGGGTGATATTCACTATGCCATGCATAGTATCCTTCATTAGGTTTATATCGTTGTATGTTAAATTTTTCTCTCATTCCCCATGCGGCAATATCTTGCAAGACTGGATAATTTATTTTGTAATCATTAATCTGCTCATTTAAAAAATCAAATAGTTTTAAAATGCTAGGTTGAAATGCAGGAGAATCTGCAACTTGATCTGTAACTCCTAAATCAGTGCTTTTTTTAAATTCTGTTTCTTGCAATAAACCGTCTAAAGAAATATCTTGTCTTATGCCTATCTTTCCCGGAACTTGTAACCAAGTATGTGCTTCAAATTGGTCAATTAAATCCTGACATACAGTAGGATCTAATAATGTTTTTGATGATTGTATAAATGACTCCATACTATTAATTATACAACATTTTAATGTAGTATCCTATCTTTGATTACACGCTAAATATACG